CTTCTTTTTCGTTTTCAGTTCCCCACGTCAATGCCTCACCCCAAATTGGTTTACGTATACCAGTTAGTAGTTCACTTGCTTTTTCGTAGACAAATGACTTTGCAGTTTCGGAAAGATACTCCGATTTGTTTCTCGGAGTACCCATAAGTTTGTGTATGTCACTTGCCGTGAATCTACCTTCACGGACTGCTAACCATTCGCTTTCGTTATTCGTTATTGTAATTTCCATAAGTTTAAATCAAAATTTCATTTTGCTGCAATCAATAACTTTTTGTTTTCTGCACTAATAGTGTACTTTCTTTCGATGTCTTCTAAAAGTCCACCCGTTTGTAGATGTTCTTTTGCCTTATTCCAATTAGAATGCTTTGGGTTTAATTCTTCTTTCTTTGGTGTTGTTGGTTTGGCTACATTATTGGTTGCACTATTACCATCGTCATCGGATTCATCGTCAATGTTCAAATTCAAAATAGATGTTAAACTATATCTACGTGCGTATGAAACACCCGATCCGATTTGTTGTGCGTTGGTAGAATCTTTGCATACAATGTCGTACACACTTTCTAACATTTGCCCCGTTTCTATGTGAATCAATTTGGTTACAACACAATTGTTTACTACTGGTTGCACAATCAACAACCCATTCTTTTTAAGTATAGGGGTAATGACTGTCAAAATGTGTGGCAAACTTGCATAGTTTACTTTGCGTTTAGCATCACTAAAAAATGGATTGTTAGAATCCTTTGAAATCTTCGGGCATTCCACCTGAAAATTGCTTACTGCGTTAAATAGTTCTTTCATAGTTTATTGTAATAGTTTTTTTATAATTTCTTTTTCGTGTTGTGAAAATTTACGCAATTCTTTTTGTAAACGTTCTTCATCTTTTTGTTTGTGTTGTTCCCAAAAACCAAACATACTTACTTGACCATTTTCCGTTGCATTATCAATTATTTCTTCGGCTATTTCTCTTATTTCAAGTTCTGTCAAAATAGCACACAAACAAGCTTCTAAATATCCATTGTGTTCTTTTAATTTTTTAACTTCAATTTTATCTAAAAGATTATCTTTTGTAATGTTGTCTAAATTTGTTGGTGGTTCTTTTAAAAAGAAATCGTTATTAATTTTACTCCACTCACTATATGAAGTATTTCGAGTATTATGTTCTGATTCGCAAGGCATATCTTATAGTTTTTTATCTGTTATTAATTTGTCAATAGCATCACACAAAGAAAATTGTGCAAAGTCTTCCATTACACCCCACATAATATGATTGCAATTTATACCATCTTCGTCTACTTCGTAATGAGTAAACTCGTTTACTAAATCTTCATCGTTTTCTATTAGTAAATCTTTTACCAATTCTTCGTCAAACTCGTAGTCGTTAAAACCATCAAAGAAATGTAACTTACCCTCAAAGAAATTTGCACTCATTTGTAGCTTCTTTAAGCGCACCACGTTTTCGTCCATAAGATTATATAGAGTCTTCATTGATAATGTCAATAGCAGTGTTTAAAATGATTAATACCTTTGGTTGTATTACATCCCCGTTTAGGTATTTTCTAACTGTTGGCATCGATATGCCAGTACGAGCAGCGACCTTTGAAACAATGCCGTGCTTCTTGTGTAGTTTGATTTGTTTGATAACTTCTTGTATATCCATAGCACAAATATACAAATAGTTTTCAATATAACAAATTTATTTTACAAAATAATTTATTTAAATAAGTTTGCAGCAAAATAATCTGCTACGTTTTGAGATAATTCGTTAATTCTTTTTTGTGTTAAAGTAGGTTTTATGAATGGTCGTGCCTTTGTACCACCAGCATAAATGTTTTTACTAATCTTTCGTGCAACTACTGATTCAATTCTTTTATCAAATGCACTTTTGAACAAACCATATCTGCGTTTTTCTTTCATCCATTGAATCAAAGATTTTGCAGATACCATTGTACCAGGTTCTTGCCCATCTTCAACGTCTACCCAATACTCATTCATTGTGATTATCAGTTTTTCGCCTTTAGATGTTGGTTCAATTTTTGGTTCTATGTTGGCACTTAACGAACCACTTGCATTTGATTTGTTAGATTTTAACTTTCTACGTAATGCCTCAATTAACTTGTTACCCCAATCTTGGATAATAGAATTAACACCACCACTTTGTATTTCTTCGGTGATGTTTTGTACTCCAAGTCCTTTTAAAAAGTCGGGTTCTTTAGCCATTAGTATTGCAAACTAAAATCTATAATTTCACCATCTTTAAAATGGGTAATAACTTTTAACCAATATGCTTTAGGTACTACTGGACAACCAGCACTCCAATTATCTATTAAATTACCTAAACCAGCTTGGTGAAAGTTTATACCAAACAATCCCTTTTGAATTACTTTTTCGTCTAAATTACCATCTTTATTACCATCACGGAATATTTGAATAGGTTGGATTTGTTGAAAGTATGGCATACCTAACCACAAAGATTTCCAATTTGCAGACGTTTTGAATTGATGTGAACCACGCACAAATTGTGCAGCAGCAATTGCCGTTCCCGTTACACCACCATACGTGATAGGATTTTGTATGTAATGCTTACCAGCAGTTGTTGAACACGGGAACACTTCTGCAACTTCATTGTTTACCCACAATACCCCAAAATCGTCAAAAGTATTGGTTAGTTTTTTGTCACATCTTACCCAAGTTATTCCTTTAGTTTGTCTAAAAACATACTTTTTGATTTCTACTTTTGTCTTATCTCCAATAATTCCGTCAACTACTAAGTTGCACCCGAATCTATTTAAATATTGTTGTACTTGTTTCATAAAGATTCAATTAATTTGTTTAAATACCATTGTGCTTTTTGCAAATCTTCAACACCATTCTTTCTGTCATATCTCCAAATATATTTCATTACATTGCCTTTCAAATAGCCACGAAATGCTTCTTTTGTCATTGCAGATTCAATTGCTGCTACACATTCAATAGCACCCTGATAGTGCGCTGGTTTATTTACTTTATCCATTTGTCACAAAACTCGTTAAAATCTAAATCAATTACAAATGTATGACCACTTATATAATGTACTTCTGTGTAATCCCAATGTTGGTTGGCTGCAATAATATAACCCGTGTCTAAAATTGCTTCTTCTAAAAACTCGCACGATTGTTCTTTATCCTCATAGACAGAATCAGCAAGTATAACAATATGACATTTAATTTTAGGCACGATATGTAAAGGCGTTTATTTTACAACTTGCTATACCATCTACCATTTTACGTTCAGGACACATTTCTAACCAACGACCACCTAAAGGTTTAGGGGTTGCACCTCTTTCTACGTGCCAACCACCAAGCCCACTATTGTATTCTTCTTTATACGTTGCAGTACGAACCATTAAAATGTTACGAAGTTCAATAGTATATTGTTTGTTTAAAAATTCATTAGTATAAATTACCTCGTTGCATTCGTGAACGTGCCCCATCCAAATTAAATCTGCACCTTCTACAAATGAAGACATCCTATTGAATTGAATTACACCACGTGTTACTGGTCCACCACCCCCACTACCGTGAAAGTATTTTATTTTGAACGTTCTACGAATTACCTTGCCATCTAAAAAATTGTAAACTATCCAACCACCATAACCACCAGCTTCTATTTCAGTTTTACATTCACGATTCAAACCAAAAACAAAACGTTGTATAACGTCTGTTTCTTGCCGTTTGATAATGTTGGTTTCGTGGTTACCATAACCCACAACTTTAATTAAATGTGCGTATGGTTTAAACCATTCAATTGCATCGTTTACAACAGCATCTAAATAGTTGTTAACGTTGTGTTCAGGTCTTATTCCATCCTTGCTTTTACGTGGGTCGTATGCGCCTTGCATCAAACAAAACGTATCACCATTTAAATGTACATCGTGATTACCAGCAAGTGCTAAATCTAAATGTTTTTTTAATAGCACCCTATCACATTTAGGATTATCCCAATGTAAATCGGAAAGCAAAAGTATCTTTTTGTTTTCAAAAGGTACTACAAATTTATGTACGTTGTTTTTCATTTGAAGATGTAAAATATTGTCACAATTATTGCATAAAAAGTGACAGTTAAAAAACGTTCTTTGATTACCCT